ACTATGGCACAAGGGAAATGGGTTGTAAATTTACCATTTTGGTAATAATAAACCCATCGTTATTTTGATTTCAATCACTATCTGAGTTGCTGCCTGATCTGCATTGCGCAGAAGTCCAGGTGTGTTTGAAGCTCCCGCATCGACAACTGCGAGCTCGTCACATAGTTAACCAGTGCCACCAGTTCCGCCGCCGCACCGCTGACATCGTGGCCGTCTCGCTCCATCTCCCTGAGCAACTCCATCAGCTGTGATTTTACAACCAGGGATCTGACCCCTTCCGGGGTGTGAATACGATCCGCAAAACCTTCGTCGACAGGATACTGGTACCGCTCTGGCATTAGGAATACTCCCATAAATACTGTATATATATACATATATCAAAAGGTAACAAAGTTTTCCAGAGCTCTTTTGTTTACCTTAATGGTAATGTTTTTGCTAGTTTCGATCTGTTTTATTCATATATGGTTTGATGGGTAATAGAATGATCTCCAGTGTGGCGCGCCGGGCGCTGCGACATCCGGAGATTTCATATGACGGTCTCAACCGAAGTCGACCATAACGACTACACAGGGAACGGCGTTACCACATCTTTCCCGTACACGTTCCGCATCTTCAAGAAGTCAGATCTCACCGTCCAGGTCGCTGACCTTAACGAAAATATTACGGTGCTGACTCTGGATACCGATTATTCCGTTACCGGTGCGGGTACCTATTCTGGCGGGAATGTCGTGCTGATGTCACCGCTGGCCAACGGATGGCAGATTTCTATCTCACGTGACCTGCCAGTTACCCAGGAGACTGACCTTCGTAACCAGGGGAAGTTCTTCGCAGAAGTTCATGAGGATGCGTTCGACAAGCTGACCATGCTTATCCAGCAATGCTTCAGCTTTCTCCGACTGGCGCTGTGCAAGCCGTCGTTCATCGCTAACTATTACGACGCGCTCAATAACCGCATTCGTAACCTGCGTGACCCGTCACAGGCGCAGGATGCGGCCACGAAAAATTATACTGACCAGAAATATGAATCTTCAATTTCTCATTCTGATACTCTCTTTGAGAGAACAGTAAGAATTCCAGAATCTAGGATATCAACGTTACCAGGGGTTGAAATAAGGAAAAATAAATTAATTGCCTTTAACGATCAGGGTGATCCAATAGTCGTTTTGCCTGAATCAGGATCTGCATCTGATGTTCTTATTCAATTGGCTTCTGGTAGTGGCTTGCTTTATATAGGCAGCACGCCAACAATATCAACACTTCAAACTATAGTTCCAAATATAATAGGAACAAGAGTACAGGTTAAAGAGTTTGATTATGGATACATCGTTGGTGGTGGAACATTTATTGTTCAGGATGCTGCAAACTTCATCGCTGATGGAGGAAAGGTTGTAACATCAGGTAATTCAGGATTGGTGTTCGTAAGGGATGAGTATTACTCAAGTAGAATAGTAAGGCCTGAATGGTATGGGTGCCGTGGTCTTGGTTCTTCACATCCAGATACAGTTCCTTTTGCAAAAATGCTTTCATCGCTTAGTGATGGTGATTACGTAGAGTTAAGGGCAAACGCAAAATATTACAATGATTTCCCTGCAAATAGTCAGGCCACAAACGGATGGGTTATAACTGCCAGTAACATTACCATGCATGGTGAGGATTCAACATTATCAAGAGCGACCCCATTATCTGCAAGCTATTCTGGATTTACAACCTTAAAAGTTACAGGCAACGAGTTCACTTTGGATGGGAAGTTACTTATAACTTCTGATGATCCAACTAACAGGCCATTGTACGCATACCAAAGTGCAACTAAAATAGATTCTAGAGAAATATTCACATCTCCATTAGCGAACACCCTTTCTTTTTGGGCTAGTGGTGTTGATGGTTTGTACATAGGCTCATCCGTAACATTAAGTAATTCAGTTTTTCCGTTCTTCGCCAATAATGGCTGTAAGAACATGAAAATATTTTGTACTGCTAAAAAATCTGGTCAGATTTACCCACAGCCAACGTCTGCAAGTTCAGATTTGGCGCTGGGAAGCACTTTTAAACTTGATGCGTGTTCCGATTTCATTATGGATGTTATAGCTAACGATTCAGCATACGCAGGTATTGAGTCTGAAAGTAACAACGTCAATGGCAGCGTAACACTGGTAACCAATAAGGCATACCATGCCGGTTTGCATCTATGGAACAGATGCAAGAACATCACTTACAAAGTTTCAGCAACGGATATCGTTGAGGGTGGTGGCGTTATTACAGGGTATGGTTGCGAGGCATGTAGTGGCTATGTAACAGCGTATAACGCCCAATATATAGTAGCGTATATTGGAAACTCAGCGACAACACCCGTAATCTCCTGCGATGCCAAAGGCTCTGGCTTTAATGTAACGGACGGGGTTGTATTCTTCGCTACCGCAGCAAACAATGCATATATCCAACACTGCAACGTAGATGTTACCGTTGTGCATGCTGATGTGTTTTCCATCGGCACTGGGAGACAATCGGCTGTTAAGTTTAATGGAGGTCAGTATTGCGACATAAAAGTAAATGCAAAAGATTTTGATTATATTTTTTCTTTGGGAATGGGCGCCAACAACAAATTTAATGTCGCGTACAACAAATTCAACACAGCGTTTTCATACTCGGACCAGCGCTCGTTTGATAACGAGTATAAATATACTGATCCGGGTGGTAACGTATACCATCTCCAGGCAAAGGCGAGTTCTCATGAGTACAGATCGGATGCGGTGACAAACCCTGTGCTTGGGTTTAAACCTCTTCTCCGCAAACAAATAAACTCTGATGGTTTTGTTAATGCAAACTTGCCAATAACAACAACGTCAGTTGGTGGGTTCTATTACGACCCGGATACTAAATATGTAAGAGTAAATTTATAGGAGCAGATATGGATGAGTTAGAAAATATTTTTACAAATCGTCCAATTGTTGCGCAGTTAATTTCTGATGCACAAGAGATGGTTATCCAAACAGATGATGGCGATGGTAATCATTTAACACATGATGAACAGATAGAGATAGCAAGAGAAAGTAGTCAGTGAAAGATAGAATAAAACTGATTTTATCAGTACAGTAAGTTTACCATTTATCCATAAACGGTTTATTGTGTATGATGAGCTTACCCAACTAAGGAGGTTCATCATGCATAGTAAACGGTGGTCATCATGTCTGCATCGCTAACCGCTGATACAATAAATCAGGGGCTTAGCTACGGTGCGCTGGCGGCGGTTATCGCCGGCGTCCCTCCAGAAGTGGCGCTGGGGTCGCTGGCCGGTGCGGTAATTTTTGTTACCTCTGCTGTTGAGTATCCGGTCAAGCGCCGCGTTCTCCTGGCGCTGCTCAGCTTTCTCTGCGGTCTTCTCTTCTACAAACCCACAGCATCAATCCTTATCGGCGTGGCCAGCATGATCCCCACCATCACACAGGACTCGTTCGAGCGGGGTATTGTCTACTCCGCCGGCGCGTTCGTTGCGGCAATTGTCGCGGTGCGGGTCGGGATATGGCTGTATCACCGCTCTGACAATCCGCGCGATTTAATCCCGGGAGGAAAAGACGATGACAGGCCATGATCTGCTGCTTATCGCTAATGCCCTCATCTGCGGCGGGATAGCGCTGAGGGTGATGTTCTTCCAGCGCAACGGATCGCGCCACCGCCGCTGGGGCGGGTGGATAGCCTATTTCCTCATCGTGGCGGCGGCCAGTATCCCGCTTCGCACCGCGTACTCATACCTGTACCACTTCCCCATGACCGCAGATCTTTCTGAGGTCGTTATCAATGCTGTGATGTTCGCCGCGGTGCTGAAGACGCGCGGCAACGTCGTGCAAATCTTCAAGATATCGAGGTCGCAACATGGACATTAACGAGTTTCAGAAAGCTGCCGGCGTTAGCCTGGCGCTGGCCACACGCTGGCATCCGCACATTGTGGCGGCCATGAAAGAGTTTGGCATTATCAAGCCGTTGGATCAGGCGATGTTTATTGCCCAGGCCGGGCATGAAAGCACTGGCTTTACCCAGCTCGTTGAGAGCTTCAATTACAGCGTGGCGGGGCTGGCTGGTTTCGTCCGTGCCGGGAGACTGACGCAGGGCCAGGCTAATTCCCTCGGGCGCCGGCAGGGTGAACCATCGTTGCCACTGGAGAGGCAGCGGGCCATTGCCAATCTGGTGTACAGCAAACGCATGGGGAATAACGGGCCGACCGACGGCTGGTTTTACCGCGGGCGCGGTCTCATCCAGACCACCGGACTGAACAACTACCGCGATTGCGGGGCTGCCCTGAAGGTGGATATGGTTAAGCAGCCGGAGCTGCTGGCGCAGGACGACTATGCAGCGCGGAGCGCGGCTTGGTACTTCGTTAAATATGGATGCCTGAAGTACACCGACGACCTGATGCGCGTCACGCAGATCATCAATGGCGGCCAGAATGGTATCGACGATCGCCGTGTACGGTATCTTTCGGCCAAGAAGGTGCTGGCATCATGATCACGGCATTCGTGAAAGCATACTGGAAACAGTTGCTTATCGTGTCGATGCTTGCTGCACTGGTGGCCGGCGGCGTTGTAGCCTGGAATATTCACGGTGACAGACAGTACGACGCCGGGTATGCGCAGGCGAAGGCTGACCGCAAAGCAGAAGATGAGAAAGCCCGTAAACATGATGAACAGGAGAAAGCAACCAATGAACGTGAGGCGCAGCAGAGGATCGACCAGGCGCGCAATGATGCTCTTGATGCTGCCGCTCGCGCTGGCCGGCTGCAGCAGCAGCTCGTTGCCATCCGTGAGCAGCTCAGGCAGTATAACGCCACTGTCGGCGCTGGGTCGTCAGCCGCAGACACCGGAGTTTTGCTTGCCGACGTGCTCGAAAAATCTCTCGAACGAAACCGGCAACTGGCAGAATACGCTGACCGGGCAGCTGAAGCCGGAAGGGTCTGCGAAAGACAGTACGATAAACTAACCAGGTAGCATGGTATTTTTCATGGTACTGTTTCCCGGTGACGGTATATAAAACGGTACGCAGAATTTATAGTTTCATAAACTTGTTTTCAGTCAATTGGTTACGAGTGCTGTAAATAATTGAGTGGG